TGTACTTGGTATGGCGGGGAACTTCTTGGTTATCCCACTGGCCAACTTTACGCTTGCTTTGGTTGAGTCTGAGGTCAGCATTCCAATCCTTGATTTGAGCCAAATGATGCCTGTCCTCATGGGTATGCTTGGGTTAGGTGCAATGCGTACCGCAGAAAAAGTTAAAGGCGTACAGAGGGATAAATAACATGGCAGCAAAGAAAAAGAAGTCTACTGTAAACAAAGCAGGAAACTACACTAAGCCTACCATGCGTAAACGCTTATTTGAAAAGATTAAAGCAGGGACTAAAGGTGGTAAAGCGGGTCAGTGGTCTGCGCGTAAAGCTCAAATGTTAGCTAAAGAATATAAAGCAGCGGGAGGAGGTTACAAGAAATGAAAGTTAAAGCCCCTAAAGGTCATCATTGGATGAAACAAAAGAACGGATCGTTTAAACTAATGAAACATAGCGGTAAGTTTGTTAAACATAAAGGAGCAAGCTTGGAAGCTAACTTTCCTGTGCAGAAGGTACATAAGTAATGGCACTTAAAAAATCTCAAAAGTCTTTAAAAAAATGGACTAAACAGAAGTGGCGTACAAAGTCTGGTAAGCCTAGCGCAAAAACGGGTGAGAGATACTTACCTGAAAAAGCTATTAAGGCTTTAACTAAAAAGGAATATGCTGCAACTTCTAAAAAGAAAAGAGAAGATACTAAAAAAGGTAAACAGCATAGTAAGCAGCCGAAAAAGATAGCGGCAAAGACAAGGAAATATAGGAAGAAATAGCTATGAGAGAAGACTACAAGAAAGGCGGTAAGGCTAAAAAGAAAGATTCACGTTTAACCAAAGCAGGAGTAAGCGGCTATAATAAACCGAAGCGTACACCAAATCACCCGAAGAAAAGTCATGTGGTCGTGGCAAAAGAAGGCGACAAAATTAAGACAATCCGTTTTGGAGAGCAAGGAGCTAAGACAGCAGGAAAGCCAAAAGCGGGTGAATCAGAAAGAATGAAAAAGAAACGCGCAAGTTTTAAAGCTCGTCATGCTAGAAATATTAAGAAAGGTAAAATGTCTGCGGCTTACTGGGCAGATAAAGTTAAGTGGTAGCGTGATTTAAAGCACTTAGTTCACTTTCTAAAAACCCATGTAGTTCTTCTAGTTTTGGTTTCGTAAGATGTACAATGTTTCTCATTGTTTCCAATTCATCGCCTTTAAAAGCTTTATGTAAACTCTGTTCGGGAATGCCGCACATCTCTGTAACGACATTCCCTTTAGAGTCTATCAAGATTTTAAAGCCTAATACTGTAGCTTCATTCTTAGACAATTTCACACGCTCCACCAGTACAGGCTAATTCTTGAGAGCCTGTAGTGTTATCTTGAGTTTCAAAGTTAGACAGATCTTCCCAGTTAATATCTTTAGGCATGGAAGCTACTAAAGCTTTATACTGTTCTTTATCTATATTTTCATAGGGGGCTTGCTGATAAACATGATCGCTTACAGGCAACAAACTAATTCCACTACACAGATCAAAGTTATCCCATATCCACTGTGCCACTTCCAAGAATTCATCGTCTGTATAATAAACAGTAATGCTTGGTTTATGCTCACACCAGTGATTTTGATAGGCTTTCCAGAGTTCTAGCTGCTGCATCGCTCCTACTTGGCTGACAGTTGTAGAGTCTTTTGGAGATTTTACAGGGAAGCTAAACACCGATGAAGAAGGCGACATCACATCTTGTTCTACAGGGAATCCTTTATTTTCCATAAAGACTGCAAGCGGGTCTTTTTTATCCGAACGTACTCTGCGAATGTAATACTCAGAGAAGCGAGGATGAATACCGGAAGCACTATCGACAAGTTGAGATACAGTACCGCTAGGCTTAACACACGTAATAGCTGTAGACTGATTAATACCAAGATTCTTAGCCCATGTTTTGTTTGTTTTAACAGCAACCTTTTTAAGTTCATCAAGGTATCTTTCCAGTTCATCTGGTTCTGCTCCACTTAAAATTCTATGATCCATAATCCCTGTTAGACTCACACCCAGTAAAGCTTCCTCTTCCGTATTTTTCGCCCACACGTTCCGTAAATATCGGAAGTCTGTTAAAGTGGCTTGAAGTGTTCCAATAATTGCTGCTATTTCTGCTTTCTTTTTTAAAGAATTTAGATCATCATCAGCACGAACAACAATCTCAGAAAGATTACAGAACTGGTTGCTACGTAGAATAATTTCAGAGCAAGGATTAGTACCAAAGTCTTGTTCAGGGTCACGCCTACCGTTACGAGCAGCTATTTTTTGTGCAGCAACACGACTAAAAATTCCTCGTTCACCTGCTTTAGACTCATACAATGTTTGCATTTCAGATAAAAATGCTTCAAAGTCAGGCTTCTCTGTGTACGCTACACTGTTGTTTGCCAAGGCTCTATGCCCTTCATGCCGCCACCAATCTCCAGACTTAGCTTTAGCCATACGCTGATCAGAAAGATTAGAAAGACTAATCAATGCAGAGCGTCTAACACCGCCTACAACAACAATGTCTGCAATCTTACATACAATATCGTGACATTCAATAGAAGTTAACTTACGGCCATGAGCCTTTTTAAATACTTCAATACAGAAATTGAATAAATCTACCAGTGGCTCTGGGCCTGAAGCTCTACCACCAAAAGTTTTAAGTCTTTCTCCTGCGGGTCTAACCCTACTTATATCCCATTTTGGAACTTTTCCTGCATAAAGAAGACTAATAAGTTCTCTAAAGGCTGAAGCCCATCCAATCTTGCTATCGCTTACTACAATCACTGTATCTGTTTCGTGAAAAGTTTCTGCAACATCTGGCAGCTTGTTTATAAACGCACGTTCAACACTAAACCCTACGCCAGTACCACACATTAGAACATACATAAGCTCGTCAAAGCTGCGCGGTGAATCAATATGCAGATAACTACAATTAAATCCTGCTACATTATCTTTTTCTAAAGCCTCTCCCGCAGTCATTAAGCACCGCATTGATGGCATAACTTCTAAATTGTGAATAGCATTAAATAGTTTTAACGCTACTTTATCATCAATCTGACCGCGATTAACCCAAAAATTAACATATCTGTTGACAGTTTCGTCCCATCGTTCACGCCTGTTTTCTTCTGGAAGCCAACGAGCATAGCGGCTTTTGTGTATAAACTGTTGATACTGATCCATTATTCTTCATCCTCTGGTTCTATATTTAGTAAAATGTCTCGTTTAAAAGTCTCGACTATCCATAGTAAATCTCCTCTAGTTAAATTAGTAGAAGATTTCATAGATAAATTTCCTTCTTCATCATAGCCCAAGAGAAGTATAGATTCATATTCTCCAAGTGCTTGTTCTAAAACATAATCTGGATTATTATTGGGGTAAAGGTCGGTAACTCTATTCATCTGATATGCTTGCTTTAGGTAGGTAGGTTAATACTTGAGCATTACAGTCAGGATTAGAGCAAGATAAACTTGTTTCTATCGCATACTCTTCGTCTTCATGGGAAATATCTAAATCATTGCCCCATATAAGTTTACTGCTGCAATAAAAACAAAGCATTAACTATTTTCCTCTGTGACTATAGCTGTTAGTTTGTTTAAATACCAACCAGCTTTTTGCAAGTCTTGAACCTGTTTACCTTTGTAGTCATAACGCCACAGGTACTTCATGCAGTTGCCCTTGAGGTAGCCTTTGAATGCAACACTGGACATAGATTCCTTTATTGCATCAATACATTCTATTTCACCTGTGTTGTAGTGGGTTGGGTTATTTACTACATCTTCTTTTTCTTCGTTAAGCATTGTTATATAAGGATCTAAAGCGGTGTAATCTGTTTCTTTATCCCAAGGTTTTGTTAAAGCTTTTTTAGCTGTTCTTGTCCACTCAGCGGGGGAAACATCATTCAGTTTTTTCGTAGTCATAATAATTCTCACTAATTACATTCTGATTTCGTTTAGTTTCTTTAAGCTTTTTCGCAGAAGATATTTTCTTGAACTTTTTTTTACGATCAAACCTTGACCTTCGTTCACTTTTGCGATCAAAACTTTTGTCATTCATCGAAAGTTTCTCTCTTGGTAACATTAATCCAATCATCAGGGATAGTGTCTTCACTGTACCACTGAAATCCGTTGGCAGTTGCCCACTCCCCATGTGATCTTTTTGTTCCATCTTTTCTGCGTTTTGCTTGTGGCATAGGGGCAGAAGAGTTGGCAAACAAAAAGACTAATTCAGTATTTTTAGGAAGAACCTTGCTAATCCACACATATTTACTGTACTCAGCATAGTCCCAAAAACGGCCTTTTGCTTCTAGCAATATTTTTTTACCGTCAACTTCTTTAATAAAGTCAGGCTCATACTTATGCTCAACAGTATAAGATATTTTATCTGTATGGAAATTCCATTCATCTAAAATTCCTGTATGTAGTTCGTATTCCCAGTTAGAGTCATAGCCCTCAACAACATTCTTTTCTTGTGGGCGTTTAACTCTAGCCTTTCTAAATCCTTTCTTAAACTTTTTCAATGTAGTTCAGCCTCTCTTCTTTCTAATTCCGTTTGAATAAGGAGCTTTAAATCTTCTAGAAAATATTTATCTATGTCTTGAATGCAGTTATCAGAATTATAAAGGAAGCTGCCCACTGCAATGATGGCATTTTCAATATCTAAGCTTGTTGTCTCTGCGCTTTCCATTGTATATGCTCCAAACTAATGTCGGTAATTTTTATATCAGGGAAAATTAAAAGTAACTGCTTTATTTTTTTAGCAATCCACTTAGGATGATATGCGTTAAGTAATATTTTTTGGTTTGCAAAAACGTGGGTTTGTTCAGGCATAAACTGCTTGTAGTTTTTAACCGTAATCGCAGCCCCTTCTTCTTCGCTCAAAAGACTTTGAAGCCATTCAACCAATAAGCTTTCTGAATGTCTGCGTATAGCTTTTGATCTTTTATTATTCATAGTAGTTCCTCTACTTTAGGTTCAACAACAACCTTTGTTAAATATGCTAGGCCGTTAGCATACTTAAATGTCCGTAAACCTTCGCCATCGTTTGAATCAGCGTGGCACTCATATTTATATTTACACCAACTACAACCTTTAGCTAGTTTCATATTGCCTTTTTTACCATCTTCTATTGGATCGTAACAATAGTCAGGAGGAGTGTCAAGATCTAAAGAAGGGATTAACTGATTAATCTTAAATTTAATATTGGGCTTATCTAAATCATCGGGAACATACATACAAAGCTCACCGCTTTCTTTATTCAAAACTAAAAAACCTCCTTCAGAAGTTCCTTCAGCTTCTTCATATCCTGCAAGCTGCCCCAGATAGCCAAAAGGATCATCTTGTGCTAGTCGCCCATCACGAAACTTATTGAATGCAAAGCGTGACGCTGTTTTAACATCAACAACTTCTCCATTAATTTTACAGTCCATGTGACCTACAACACCTTCGACAACTACTTCTTTCTGTTCGTCAGTAACTTCGTGTTTAGCCATACGTACCAACATTAAAACAATTTCTTCTAGCAAATGCCCGTAAAGAAACTTTATCTGTGTTGGAGCATCAACATCGCTGCGTCCTTGTGAATCTCTTTTTTCGTACCACAACTGACGATGTGGCTTACCCGCATTAGACATACGCACAGTAAAGTCTTCATTTTGTTTACGGGGAGTAGCCCAAGATTTTAAAGCTGCTCTAATGTCTTCTACTGTTTTGTCTATGTCTTCTTCTGTAAGTGGAAGAGGCTCTCCTGCACTTAGGTTTTCGAGGTGTTTATAAATATCTGGCACTACATCAGATAGCTTGCTCATTCTTCTTCTCCTATTACAGAATCTATAATCCTTTTTCCCATTTTAACTGAGCAAGCAAACCACTCATTGCGTTGTTCGCATAAATCGGAAAGACGTTTATGTATTTCTGCTTCAGTTTCTCTGCGGGTGTTTGTATGTACGATATAAGCTAATTCATAGTCTCTAAAAGGTGAGGATGTTTGATAGTTTTTAGCTCTATCTCTAGCTTCAACGGCCATTCCCACCTTTATCCAACCTTCCCAAGCAGGGTTAGTTATTATATAAATTTCTCCTTTGCTGCTATCAACATAATTAGGTAGCGATTTAAAGGCAGCATCTTCAAAACCTTTATATCTTCCTTCTTTATATAAAGGATGTTCTTTGCTAACTTCTTTATTGTCTACAAACATACGTTTTTTATCTCTAGCTTTAACAGCTTCGGGGTTATCTTTATAGTAATATTCTTTGCCTGTTCTTGGGTTAATCGCCATACCTTACTCCTTTAAGACTTCTAAGCTGTTAAGCTTATCCTGATCTAGAGCAAAGAGTTCGCCCCACCCTAGATTCATAATGTTATTTTGATTTAAAAGCTCTTCTTTAGCAGCTATGCCAGCAAATCTATAACTAGGAAAAGAGCCTACCATTAACATATAGTAATCGCAAGACTTATTTACTTTATGTAGTCCCGCACACAACCTTCCGGTTTTATACTTGGTTGATTTAACATCTATAGTTTTACCATTAAACATCAAGTCATGGTCAGGGATAACATCTAAGTCTAAATCAGGCCAGACGTTTAATAGTTTTGCAGCAGCCAACTCAGAACCAAAGCCTTCTAGATCAGTCTCATAGTCAGACTGTGGCCCTTTTCTATTGTTTTTAATTCCCGCTGCTCTAGATGTTTCGTATCTAGATTTAGCCATGTGTTTAGCTATGCGCTGTTCGACAGCATTTAGATTAATGTGTTTCGCTCCAGTTGTTTCCAACATGATAGTCTCCATCTAAAGGACAATTAAGATTTAAAGTTTTACCCGCTTCTATAATGGCTGTTACTCCAAGCTTACCAACCTGATCTGCAACTCTTTCGTGGCACTCTATCTGCCATTCATCGTGTACATTTGCAACAAACTTAGCGTCTAACTGTAACTTTTGAATCATTTGGTTGAGCATGATCAACGCTTGTTTCATTACAATAGCTCCTGCTCCTTGCAGTAAAGTATTTAAAGCAGCATGTTCAGATCTAACCATGAGCTTACGCCCGTCTAAACCTTTGATGAATCCCGTTTTTGCTTCTCGTTGTACTTTACTCGTAAGATTTTTAAATGATGGGAGATTATCAAAGAAAGATCTTCTAAGTTCTTTACCTGCTGTTCTACCTCTTCCAGCCACTGACCCAAGCTTTGCATCTCCTGCTCCGTAGAGGAGGGCATAGATGAAAGTCTTTGCCTGATCTCTTAATTCAAGTCCTGCAAGTTTTTGATTTGCTGTGTGGATGTCTCCGTTAAGTATCTCATTTGTATAAGCCTCGTCATCTAAATAATGTGCAAGCATTCTAAGTTCTAAGCCCGATGCGTCAATTCCTACTAGTTTGTAGCCAGAAGGTACTGTCCAACAAGAGCGACATTCTTTACCATAGGGTGAATTACTGCTAGGGATTTGAGCCATGTTGGGATGGGAGTGTGTCATTCTAGATGTCACTGCACCGTTAGGATTTACATAGCCATGAACACGCCCAGTATCTAAGTTTAACTCTTTAACCCAACTGTTAACTTGAGCTAATCGCTTTTGCAGCATAAGATACTTAGCGATCAAAGAAGCTTCAGGGATACCTCTAACTTTAGTCAACGTGCCTTCATCAACAATTGGCTGTCCTGTGGGTGTATAGTTTTTAGGTTTCCATCCTGCGGCTATAAGTCTTTCACCTATCTGCTTACGTGATCCTAAGTTAAACTCTTCACAGGTGACTCGCTTAATAGGTTTATTATCAGTAAGCATCTTGGCGTATTCATCTTCACTCAAAATAGTTCCCATGCCTTCTTGATCAATAGCTCTTTTAGATAAACCTCCCGACTTGGTGTACTGTGGTTTCAATATCCGTATAGTTTCTTTAGGTTTAAATGTTTCTCTAACCTCTTCCTCCACAGCAAAAAGCTTTTCTTGAAACATCGCTATCAGCATTGTTGCTTTCCGTTGGTCTAACACAAATCCGTTAGTTCTTTGCTGATCTAAAATCTTAGCTACAGCGTGTTCTATTTTAACGGAAGTAGGGGAGAAACCTCGACTTTCACGCCTCAGTGCATTATATACTTTAAAGTTAAGCAGCACATCGCGCTTACAATACTCCAACATCTCAGGGCAGTAAGCATCCCAAGCCTCTTCATTTTTACCGTAAGTTCCTTTACTAAAACCTAAACGATAGCCCCAGTTTTCTAGGCCGTGTCCACCTTCTCTGGTGGGCTTGAACAACCTAGAAAGAACTAAGGTATCAACAGCCTTAATATTAGATAACTTTATCCCTGCTATCTTTTCAATTGCAGGAATGTCATAGCCTATAATGTTATGTCCAATAAGTTTGGTAGCTTTACCAAGCATCTCATAGGCTTCGTTTAACTGGGTGTTATCGAATGTGAATACATCTTTCGTATCCACATCCATGATAACAATGCAATAAAGTTTGGTGGGTTCTAACCCGTCAGCTTCTACATCGAATAATAAATTCATAGTTCATCTCCTATAAATTCATCGTCAGCATAGTCCATTATTTCTTTAAGCCTTCCGGTGTCGTTGTCATACAACAGGTGGGTAGCTATTCCTACATCACCAGTGTATCTAGATTTAAGCACCCGTACTCTGGTGGTGGATGCTTCTATTTCATCATCGCTCTGTTGGTTGCGTTCTAAAGCTATCACGCAATCAGATAACTGAGCAATACTTTGTGATCCTCTAAGGTGAGATAAGCCTGTTTCAATTCCATTTTCATGGCCACGGTTGCCATCAATCCTACGCAAGTGGGAAACAAGAATCATGCCGCAACCCGTTTCTTCTACCAAGGTTCTGAGTCTGTGCATAATGCTATCAATAGCTTTGCGTTCATCGTTCTCAAGGGTAGATAAAACTAGCATGTGCAAGTGGTCTACAACTATCCATTTGCAGTCGAGTCCGATGATCATATATCTAAGCTTGCTGAATATATCATCAAGATTATTTACACCATGATGGGCATGTATCCAAACTCTACCTGTGTTGTCGCCCATGAATACTTTCTCAAAGTATTTGTCTATATCCTCTGGCGTGAACTTATTCTTGACGCTTTCAAGATGCAGCTTTGCATTTGCTTCGATAGACATAATGCCTTCAGCAGTCCTCGACCAGTTCTCCTCAAGTGCAACTACGCCAACATTATCTTTGGTGTGTTGTATCAACCAGTGTTCAATCTCTCTGGTGACACTAGATTTACCTAGTCCTGTACCTCCAGTGAGAGTTACTAACTCGCCCTCTCGTAGTCCCTCAAGTTTCTTATTGAGTCCAAACCAAGGGTAAGGGATAGATGTTTTCTTTTGTGAACGTAGTTCCTGATAGGCATGAAGCTGATCAGATAAATTTAAAACGCCTGATGGTGTATAGACTTTAGAGTCCCAGAAGCAGCTAACATAAGTAGCGTGTCGGCCTTGCCGCAACATATCGTTGGGATCTTTGAAGTCCGTAGGAAGGGTCATTAACTTAGCTTTGCCGGGGGTCAAAAGTTTAGCGATCATACGAGCAGCATCTTTGCCAGCTTTATCATTGTCGAAACAGATGACTACAGAATCGAATGATTCTAAAAACTCTAAACTATTTTTGACATCTTTAACGCCACCTCCTGCACCGTTCTTGACGGAGACAACAGGCCACTTGCTACCCATAAGTTCATAGGCTGCCATAGCATCGCACTCGCCTTCAACCAAGGTGATAAACTTACCACCCGCCTTGAATAGCTGTTCACCAAACAAGCCGCTTTCTTTGGCATTGCCTGTCCATGTAAACTCTTTATTAGCTCTGCGTATTTTAGTTCCTACATACTCGTTCTGATTGTAGTAGGGATAATGGTGGGATGTAACATTGTTGTTTGAAACTGTAGATTTAACGCCATACTTCTTGGCTGTTTCTAAACTAATCTTGCGATCTGTTAGCTCATGGAACTGAGCAGAAGGGTTATAGTCGGACATTGCGTTGTTTCTCTGATACGTTTTAAAGTCCGTTACTGTATCTGGTTGGTGTACTTCCGGTGTACTATAGTCTTTAAAATATGTGGAACAGCTAAAGCACCATGCTGATCCGTCCTCGTTTATAGATACTGCATCAGAACTCCCGCAGTCGTGGCAGGGCTGATGATATTTTACGAAAGGCATTTTTATTCCTCATGTTCTGTAGCATTCCTTACTACTTTAGCCTCTTCCGTTAGATGGGTTTTAAGATTATTTATTAGGGTAAGTGTAGCTGCTTGCATTATTGATACAGTTATACTAGCTTCTTGAAGTTTTAAATCTGCCTCCAGTAAAGCCCTAATAAGAGCTTTACCTTCGGCAGTGAACTTCTCTGTATCATAAGAGCAATCATCTACTGTTATGATAGAATCAGACATCTTACAACTCGTCTTCCATGTTTGAGTCAACTACATCGAACTCTGATCCATCAGGTGAACCAACTTCTACTAAGTCAATTACCTGCATTGCTTGGAAGTCTAGTCCTTTAAAGACTTTCCCTTTCCACTCTGACTCCCACTCCTTGTACTGAACACGCACATTAGAACCGTTACCTACTCTGGTGTCCAGTGGATTTTTAAACTTATCCACCAGACGGGGAGCAGGGCGTACCATACCGTTCGGGCCATTAACTTTACGTTTAATAACCAGTGCCTGTCCTTCGTCCATTTGTTTTACAGAGAATCCTCGTGAACGAAAATCTTCTGCGGTGTTGTCGTCAACTACCAGATTTACTGTGTATACAGGATCGTAAGTAGTGTTGGGTGATGTTACTGAAGCCCAGTAAGCTTCGCCTTGGATTATAGCCATGCTAATTACCTTTGGTTGGGTGAATGAATTTGCACTTTACACTGTTCGACAATCGTTGTCAAGTCATTTGTTTCCGTAACTATCTGGATCAATGGGGTCTTCTTCTTTAATAAAGATACCATCTACCATCTTCCCTCGCCTATCTTTTATATCTTCATAGGCGTGATCTATACAATCCTTTAAAGACAAGTTGTGTCGGATTGCGATGTTGATCAGCACGACAATGATGTCGCCAATATCGTCAATTGGATTTTGTTTTTTACACACGCTATCTGAAAGCTCTCCAACTTCCTGTATAAGTTTTAACACTTGCTGCTTATCGTCAGACCCATGAATAAGATTTCTAGCTAAATGCCAAGAAACAATATTCTGAATTGACAGGTCAATACCTCTATTTTCTTCGTTCATATATTGCACCTCCTTTAACTTTAGTTACAGTTATATCAGGATTGTCCTGCGCTTCTGACCATATACGAAAATCTTCTTTTGATTGCTTGGACTCCCATTCTTTCTGGCGTTGTAAATCTAAAACAGTTTCGTACTCTGTTTTTTCGACGATGAATTTAATCACATCTTTTTCTGTGACACCATAGCCATTACAGACTGTTGACAATTGCTGTCCTTCTAAAACTGCTATAGCCGCTTTAGTTACCGCCATAACTTTTGGACTAGCGTTGCCTGATAAGCTTTCTTCAAACATATTAGACATTGTTTATACTCCTGATAAACTAACGAATACATAATGTAAGATTACAATAGAGCCTAAAAATAAAAAGGCTCTGGTAATCTTAGGTAATCTTACGCCTGTTCTTTTAAGATTAAACATTCTTTTTAGTTTCTTTTTCACTCCTTTTCTCCTGTTCTTTTACTAACTTTTTAAATTCTTTATTAAAGATTTTGTCAAAGTTTGAATTAAATTTATCCTTGTTTACTGGTCGGGCGGTAGATCCTTTACCGCCATGTGTTTGCCCAGTAGCCATTACTCGTCTGCCTCAAAGACTTTTCCTAGACTAACAACTAGAAAGGGGAGCAATACAATTATCCCTTCAAAACACATATACTGTCCTGTGTTTGTTAGATTATTTTGCACCCAGATAGGTCTTGCATCTGGAAACTCTAAGTCAATACCTACTCCATTACGAATCTCTACTGAAAGATTATATTTTCCTAGTTGTTTTGTGAACATATTAAGCCACCATCGTTAGTTGAGTTTTAGAAAATGCAGAGCGTACTGTCTGCTGTCTTTGGTTCTGGATAGCTGCTATGTTGTGCATAGAAGATTTCCTAGAAGTTTCTGCATGGGTAGACCAATCTGTCATAGCATTATAGACCGACCACATATTAGCACCTAGTCTGGTCTTATATACTTTAATATATTTATTCCAGATATATTCTAGGCTCTTGTTTCTGCGGGGCAGATCCGCTAAAGCTGTATCAGGTGTGCCGCCTTCTGCAATGAGTGTCATAGCTGTGTTAGCCTTTAGTGCATGAGCAAAGAAAACAAAAGCTTGTGAGTCGGTCATGTGTCTATTAGCCCACTTCGACCATAACTCTCTTTCATTTTCAAAGACCTCTAAAGATCTTGTAATTGCTCGACCACCATGCTCAATGTTCAATGACCTAGTATGTTTAGCTTTATATACTGCTACTTCACCACCTACAAAAACTTGTAGATTTGTACAAGCTTGTTGTATAGCTGCGGCACTAATCATAAACGGCCATGTCCCATCAAAGGATGATATAGATAATAGACTTAACGCTGCACAATCACCATCTGGTGTACGATAAGTATGCTCTGGTAGTTTATATTGAACAAAGGTTCTTGCTCCATCATGGGAAGTGCGGATTATCTCTTGCATATTTCCCAAATGTAATCCTGATCGCTCTAAAATATTACGGGTTACATCTATCATGTGCTTTGGTGCTACAGCTTTATAGCCATGACCATGGACTCCAAGCTCTGCTCCAGTATCTGTTCGATAGATAACGGACTTAGAACTAGGAAACTCAGTACCATCATCGTCAGCAAAATAAACTAAGGGTGCAGTATCTATATCAAAATCAGCATCACCATAACCTCTATCACGAATAGAATTTAACGCTGTGTTGTTTGCATACATTGAAGTTACATTACTCATTTGGATTCTCCAGTTATTGAGTTAAAATTATATAAAATTAAGTTAGTTGCGTCAAGCTAAAAATCACTTGACAGTTTTTTAAGTACCTTTAAAATACCTTTTAAGGTCTTTCTTCACTCTCTTTAGTATTACTTTCAAGTGGTTTTACTTTCTTCTTTTCAGTTACTTTAAACTTCTTTAAAGAACCTGTTGAAATAATATAAATATATTGCCACTTGTATCCTTGTTTAACACGCCATCCGTTGTACCAACCACCAAGCCAGACTCTAACAGGCTCATAACCTCTATCTAAAACCTTCTGCATGGTGGGATTTTCAATAGAATATTTACTCATATACATTCACCGATAAATAACCTTTTAAAATTTTAGGATCTACTGCCTTCAGCAGCTCATAAATTGGATGATACTCGCCATCTTCTATGTCCAGTTTAAACTGATCTATTGCTTTAAATATAAGATCATCACGTTCAGTTTCTTTATCCATCTATCTGCACCTCCGCTTCTGTAACTATTACAACTCTTGCACCGCAAGATAAAATAGGTTTATCGTCTAGTGACTGCATTACTTCTGCATGACCTAATATCTTTACGCTCTTGCAATAAGTATTTGTTTTACCCTGCTTAACTGTAATAACAGGATCGTTTGTTTTATTTTTTAAATTAGATCTTATCTTGTGCTGATTAACGTGTATGTATTTTTTCATCTTCAACAACCTCTACAGGTTCTCTATCTACAACCTTCCTACCATACTCTTCGTAATAGCTTCCCGCTTTAGCGAACTTCAAAGCTTCTTCAGGACTGCTTGCAGGAACATCAATATAATATCCATGAACCTCAGACATCATAACTTTATATTTATTTAATTTAGATTCTACATCTTTCTGCATTACTAATTTATCTACCATTTTAATCACCTCGTTGGTACTAGTTGTTTTCTTAGCCACTTATCCATCATAACTTCTTCTTTATGCTCTAACCTTGGAAGCGGTGGAGATGGCACATAAGGTTTTAATAATTCGTCTGTCATCACTGGATGCCTAGACATCTTATTGTGTAGTCTTTTATAGTCTACACCCGCTGCTTCAGCAAACTCATAAACTGTATAATACATTCCTGTTTGTAGCTTTGGGTGAGTACCTACAAATTTAAGTCTTTTAGTGTTTCGTTTTGATGGCATTCGTTTTATTCCTTTGATCAGTTATAATATAAAAATCTGGGCTAAGTCTCTGGCCGACCTCGTGAGCCTCATTTAAACTAGAATAATAAAATTTAGCACCACTGGCAATTTCTAATACCCAATTATAAATCTCTTGATTCATCAGTCTTCTCCCATGCTTTCATCAACAGTGAACAAGCGTAAATATATATCACCTTCGTTGTAACGATAGCCATTCTCTAGTTCTTTGGTAGGATATATAGTGCAATGTACCGCACCTTTTCGATCATCATAGCCATCGCCCATACCTTCATCCCAACAGTTAAGATCAAAGAATTTATCGCCTATCTGTAACTCTGTCCAAGTCTCCTCGCCATGACTAGTGTTGAGAAAAAATTCATCGAAAATATCTACAGCTTGTTCGGTGGCCTCTCGAATTTCAGAATCTGTAATCCATAACTCTGAGCTAGTGCTATTATGAACACGCAGTAAACTTTTATCCATTTCTTTAAACATCTTAACGGGAAATTTAATTTTAACTTCTGAAGTGGTAGCATCTATAACAGACCAGTTTTCAGTAGGGCAAGTCTTTAGCCAATCAAAAAATTCTTTATCGTTCATGCTTCGCCCTCCACGCTAATTTCTAATCCTTCAAGAAAATCGATAACGTCATCGATGCAATCGCTGATGGTTATTTCAGTCCCCTCGTTATCCTTTGGTAGTTGCTTGGTTTCCTTACTTAAAGCTCTTTTAATGTCGTACATATCGCATAAGGCACTGTCTAATTTTTTAACGTTCATATCATCTATCCTCTGGTAGTTTTGTATGTATCCAATAATCTTCTTCGCTTCCTACGGGAAGCTCCCACAAAGCACAACAGTCTGGTTTAGATCCAGTGTAATACTTTATATCTCCAGTCTTACCGCATATCACTGTATAATCCATAGCCATTCTCCAGTTAAACAGCACATAGAACTATTACGCCCTATGTGCTGCAAGTTATATTAACGCTCAATAGTTACTTTGAAATCTACAGCATCTATTTCAGCCCTTACTGCACTAACAACCCTTTCATCTAGATCGTCTTGTATAGCACTAAGAACTGTTCGCTCTATATCGTCAGGATCTATTTGATCGTGGTTCGAGTTCTCCAACTCGTCTATTCTACATTCAAGATCACTACACTCAGAATAAGCATTTTCTGCTGTTGAGTTTGCATCTTCTATACAAGAATCTAAATCATCTAATCTAGACTCTATACCTTCTAATCTTTCGACTACTGTCAGGTCATCATTAGATTCTAATTCTACAGGATTACCTTTTAGCAATAAAATCTCACGCTCTAGGCTTGCAATTCTATTTGCATCACGCTCATGTAAAACTGCCATGTCTGTTAGTTTTGCTTGGAGATGCACATCATTACTGCACTCTAGAATTATTTCTCGTATCCATGACTCTATAACTTCAGCTAAATTCTTAATCATTTTTTAATCCTCATTTCATTTTTAAAGAATGGAAACACATATCTAATCCAACAATCTGCACATAGATATTGATCCTTAGTTTTTACATCTGCTCGTTTACCGCATTTACATTTCGCCATTACTATATTCACCTGTTAAATATGTATAGTGAACTTCACTAACATGATTACCATCTTGCCACTTAGGTGACTTTGTAGCTAAAAAACTACACC